GAAGAACTTCTGATTCTGCACCAGAGTTCTGACCAACAACATTTTGACCGATAGTTGCTAGGATATCAGATCCACCTTGACCATCATTATTTCCAGTAATGCTAAACTTATAAACTGGGAACATTTGGATAGACTGATATCTCTTACCAAATCTGTCTTCCGAACCAGAAGCATTATCAATACGGTTGGATACTGTCTTGACAGATGCTGTCCGTAAATCAATTACAGGTGATAGATGTGATGTATCAGAAGATAGGTTGATCTTATAGAGTAGTGAATGATCAATATCATTAACTACCTCATTAATCCTGGAAGACACAACTTTTTGGTTCAGGAAATATTGCTCCTGATTCAAGAATGTAGTCTCCATGCTATTGACATTATACGAGACATAGTTAGTTGTTGAAGAATCTACAGGAACAATATCTGTAGTTCTTACAAAACTTTCAATTTTTGTTCCAGAAACTTGTAGATAAGGAATCTGTGCATAAAGTTTTTCGTACTTTCTATTATAGGAGGCTAGGATAGTATCTCCACCACCAAAACCAGTGGATGCTGCTCTGCCAGGTCCAACGATGGTATATGAATCAACACCAGAGTTAGCAACAGTATACAGAGTTGACTCGATATCAATCTCATCATAACCAGCAAAATCTTCTACACCACGGAAGAATACTTTGGAGTCTCCACCAGCCTCGAAACCGTGGTCTCTGTGGTAAACCTTAACAACATTGCTGTTGTTCTTGAATAAAGCAGAAGTTGCTGTGCTGTTTGCTAAAGCATAGGTCTCAAAACAATCCGATTCTAGTTTCTCATATCCAAGATCTTTATTCTTGATTAGGAGTTCCGCTGGACGTGAGGTATCAAATTCTGCTCTGTATAGAGTGAACTTAATATCTTCAAATAGATCTTCGGTCCAGTTATCAGTATTCTGGGACTTAAATACAGATCCAAGAAGGGGTTGTGCATTTACAACCAATCCAGATGAAATATCAGTCTCTCCTAAACGTGAAGACCAGATCTCATATTCGGTGTCGTCGCATTCAATATTAAGAGCATACTCCACACCATTCTGAAGATATACAGGATGATGGAAATTGAATCTGGTTGGAGTTGTGGAATCGACGCTTACACCGTCATCAGAAGCAATTCCCATTCTCACCGCTGGTTCATCGATGATCAGTTTAGATTCAATTACAGCGCCAGTAGCTCCGTTACCAGATCCTCTGATGACAACAGATGGTGCCTCTGTGTATCCTCTACCACCAAGTGCTACTTCAGCGAAGTAAACCTGACCATTAGATACCTTGGCAGATCCAGTAGCATTACTACCACCAGGAAGTTGTGGGCTTTCAATAGTAATCGTGGCACCTTCATATCCAGAACCCAGTGAGGTAACATCAAGTGATGAAACTCTACCAGAGTCTTTAGCAATCTTGAGTCCGACAGTTGCGTTGTTTGCGTTGTTGAACTGGGTTACTGACGTGAGGGTAAGATCCTCATTAGCAAAGAAAGAAGATCCATTGTGATTAGAAAGAACAAACGTATATACTTGCTCATTTGTAATTACAATCTCACCATTACTAGAAGGAATGACTTCAAAGTTATTCTTGTCCAGAACTTTAGCGATAGGACCAGAAGCAAGAGATCTAGCGCCAGTTACAAACTCGCCAACCTTAATGGTGATGTTGCCAGAAGAGAATACCTTAAGGAATGTATCTGGATATAAAGTAACCTGTGATCCAGGAACAATATACTTGCTGGGCTTCTCGCTCTCGATATTAGTCAGATAAACTCTCAAAGGAATAGTTGAACTCTTCTTGGCAAAGAACAAGTCAACACCAGTAGCAAACATACCACCTTCAAAGTTATCCACTTTGAAAGTCTGTGCAAGAGGATTAGGTCTTGCTGTGTTTTCTGTATTGCTATCAATCAACTGAACACCTTCATTTGCCTTGAAAATGGCTGGTGCTGTAGAAATAATAGAAACGGGATTTTCTGGAAGAACGCCAGTAGCGTAATACTTAACCTCGGCGTAAGAATCTACACCATCACGAGGCGCATCTGATGCGCTGGAAGTGAATCTGATATTCTTAACGCCAGTTGAAAGGTACAGTTCCTCGGATGTTTCATCATACTGCAATGTGTTAATATCACCTGTCCAAGAAGTGTTCATTCTAGGAGCATGACCTGCTGGAATCAAGATGATACCACTAGCATTACCATACTCATCTGTGGTTAGAGGAGAGTTAAATGTAGTCAGTGAGTTACCAGCAACACCAGTGAATCTAGAGTCTGGATTGACCCAACGATTGACATCTCTCTGATCCATGAAGACAAATAGTTGAGTCTTGGGCTTCAGTCTCTTGAGAGTAAACTTGACTGGGATTGATCTTGCGAAGAATCTCAATGTGTTTGCAACGCTAGTTCCATTTACAGTCTTATAACCAACGCCCTTCGCAATCTCATTGTTTTGTGGGCTTACATTAGAAGAACTAGAAACACTAGCGGCATTTACAGTGGATTCTGCATTTGCACTATTGCTTTCTCCGAAACTATTGATATTAGAGAAGGCGTTGTTAACTCCAACCCAGTTAATGACAAACGAGTTATAAATGCTAGCAAATGCTGCCTTGACATCATTCTTCGCCAAGAAGATATTAAACAGATTTGTATTATTATCAGTTACTAGAGGAGCAACAGTTGTGTCATACCACTGGTCGATGTTGGGAAGTAGTGATGCATCTCCAACATATTGCAGAACAACGAATGGATTTGGATTAATAGTTCTTGTAGCAAATGCATTCGACGCATAAGATACATCACTATATGGTAGCGTAATAACACCGTTTGAATTCTTATATCCAGAAATAGTTCTCTGGTCATCTCTAGTGTTGACTTCTTCCAGATTGAAGCTATCTTCTTTCGTCGAGGGACGAAGAACTGATTGTTGTGGATCGATAGCGCACAAATAATCTAGAGACTTTACATTACCAACTTTATGTGTTTCGAAGTTATCAACTAGGAAACCACTCTTCGTCTTATCGATGCCGAGAGTGTCTTTAACCTGCATGTTGAGTGCTTGCTGCTCAAGAATGCTCAAAGTTGTGTAATACTCAAGACGCTCGATACGCTTCTCTAGCTTACCGATGTCCCTCATAGTATATCTACGGTTATCCACAGGGATAGTTCTTACATCCTTGCTGCTCTTTGTAAAAGCAGGAATATACATGTAAGACAATGGAATACCGTCTTCAATAATTTCTGGTTTAGTTGGATTTAGCGATGAATTGCCAGTCTTAACAACAAAGTCTCCTTTCTTATTCAAGAACAAACCATCAATTCTATCGAGATACTGTGACTCGCTGAATGACATGGTATAAGGCAGAAGTCTGCTTGAAGATGGAGTGCTGGATACAGAACCGCCATCACCAATAAAGCTGATAAAGTCTGCCTGTGATAGCAATGAGGTGTCTTGGAAACCAGTGATAATAGTATTAGAGTCTACTTTGGGTCTAAAGTCAATAACATTCTTGAGATTGACAATACCATATACTGTGCTGTTGAAAGATGGAATTTCATCAGCTACAACACCTGCTTCGTGAATGTAAGAGTCTACTGTGCAGAAATCACCTTGAGAATGTTCGAAGTAATCAAAGGCAACAACAATCTGACCTGTAGGAGGTGCAAAACCAGGCTTCAATACAATTCTTGATACATCATAGAAAGTCTCGCGCTGACCATTATCAAACGTAAAACTATTAGTAATGTCTGTACCAATAACTAGATTGCCATTAACATCAACCGTTGGTGGAGAAGACGCAGATCCTTCGTAGATATACTTGAGGCGGAATGCATCAGAATAGCTGAATGACTCGGTGCTTTCATCATCATAGTTAATACCCCTCAAAGGAATAACTCTATCACCCGCTGCTCTGATAATAATTCTTCTATCTCTTATAGCAGTCTTGAGTTTTGGTCTACCCTTCGAAACCTCGATAGTAGCAGTTAACTTCAGTTTGGGGAAATTAGATACGTTATTGCCGAAGAAGTTTCCAGGGAAGGTGAGTGTAATACTACCCGAAGACAGACCAGAAGTAGCATCAGTTGTGTTCAAAATACTAACAAAGTCATCAGACAGATAAACAATATCTCCAGTCTCTACTCTGTCGGAATCTCCTTTGTCCAGAACGGTAACTAGGAAATCTCTATCGTTAAATTCTACAAATCTTTGAGTACCAAAGTCTAATTGAGCCGCAAAGGTGATGTTACCACCGCTGCTAGAACCAGTAGTTACAAAGTCGCGTCTAATGTAATACTTAATTTTAGTATCTTCCGAAGATTTGATAAGACTGCTTACTTCTTTGCTGCCAGTTGGGAATACCAACGATGAAGTGGCGGAGTTATTAATAATAGGACGCAATCTTACAACAGAAGATGCTGTTACATTTTCTGGAAGAGCACCGTTAAAGTAAATTCTAGACTTGGTTGTACCTTGTGCATCAGTTGCATAAGAAACAATAAATTTATGAATAGTCCCTGCATCATCACTAAACTGAATAGCATCACCTTGAACTAGATATCTACCAGCACTTGCACCAAAACCAGTACACTCAAGATACTTATACCCTTTCGTGCCAGAGAAAGTAAATTCGGTCACAGCAGTAGAGGATGCATAGTTAGCATCTACTGTTTCTACATCTGCTGTGAATACATTGCCAGATCCATACACAGAATACAGAGACTTGACATTTTGAGCCGAATAGTTTAGAACTGTGTTTTTGAATAGAACAGGAAGGACATTAGATTTGATGGTATAACTACCACTAAACTCAATTACGGGAGGAGCAACATACTCCAACGATACCGCATCTCTGTTTACGATTTCTACTTTGTATAGAGTACCGCCAGTAACACCAACGTCAATATCAGTAGACTGATAAGAACTTACAAAGATCTCCGAAGGCTCGTATTGGATACCATCGATAGAAATTTTTGCAGTGGTGTCATAACCTGTTCCTTGTCTTGCTACAACAAAGTGGGAAATGGTATTTTCCCTAGCAATTCTTAAAACACCACCTTCTTCACTGGTAATACTCTCTCCAGATACAAAGTTACCTGCTAGAGTCCTAACATAAAGGCTACGACCAGAAGAAAGAAAACCATTGGTATTGCCTTCAATGACACCATAAGCGCCACTTTGAGAACCCACAATATACTTACCAGGAGTAAATGTAGAAGTGATTGGAGAATCAATTAAGAGTCTAGTAAAGAACAGTGGGTTAAAATATGATAATCCAAAAATACCATTATAAGTTGGTGTTCCAGAAGATAGTCTTCCTTTTGAAATAGTTACGTCTGTATCTGGATTAAATCCCGTTGCTTTCTTAAGAAGACTAAAATCTTTTGGTTTTGCTACACCCACTAGTGGTGTAATTGTTTCATCATAATCAACAATGAATCCAATGTCATTAATCTCTTGCTGGGCATCTGATTCTGACTTGTAAAGAAGTCTTCTTCTTGTAGTGACATTATCATCATACTCCAAGAAAAGATCATCCAAATAATCTTTTCTACCAGCAACAGTCAGTTGCAGATACTGTGCATTTACATCACCAATTTCTGGTCTGGTGATTTTTGCAAATGAAATAGTTTCTACACTTTTTACAGTAGAAACGGATCCAGTCGAAGTTCTAGACTGGACAAAGTAAATATTTTTGAGATCTGCTCTATCTGAAGGAGTATTGGGCTCAATGCTAGACTCGTCAATCAATCCCAGATCGAGAGATGCAAATAAGTAAATAGTTTTGATAGCAGAATCTTTGTCAAAAGACTTTCCTCTTCTATCTACAGACTGTAAATAGTTCGTTGATGCTTCTAGATCATTGGCAGCAATTGTGCCGTCGTTGTAAACTGAATTTAAGTAGATAGTGGGATACGCTGTAAGATCAGCACCTTCAGCATTAAGAGGAACACTGTTGTAAACATTGGTGATGTTGAAACTGGTAGTTCCCTTTGTCTTAATGCTAATATTATCTCTGGTTAGAGTATTACGAGCCTTATCAATAGTTACATACTTTGTCTCTTTGTTGATAATTTCATAACCACGTACATACGCTTTGCCAGGACCAACAGCAACCAAAAGCTTATCTGCTGCTTCTGATGGCGACAATCCATTTACCAGACCATCAGCACCCAAACCATAAACACCAAGATTACCATCTCTTTGGTAATACTCTCTTACATCGATGTCAAAGTTATCTACAACGTAGTCTCCAGACTCGTCATACGTCCTTCTAGCAAGTGTCTCCTCTAGAAGATTGTATGGGGTTGGTTCTACTTTCTTTTCAATAACACCATTCTTGACAGAAAGGAGTTGAATAAAGTTTTTGTCAGGAGTTTCGGTATAGTTATACTTAACTAGATCCAACTTAACCTGTAGTCTATGGGCACCAGGAGAAGCAAAGTTGGATGATCCAGTAGCATTGTCATAAAGACTAGAATCTTGCTCTGGAGTTACAATATTTTCTTGTACTGTAAAACCTACCTTTACGGAAGGGAACTCACTATACCCATCTACAATAATAAGTCCTGGATCATTGCGAACAAAGAATCCGTTAACGAAATAGATACCCTCTTCTACTTTTACAGCAGAACCATATCCCATGGCACCACTTTCTTCAAAAGTAACAACACCACTGTCGGGATCAGTTACTGCAACGCTAGTAGGTAGAACAGACCCGTCAGTACCAACAACGAGAAGAGGGCTATTAACACCATCGATAATTTCCAGAGTCTCTCCTTGACGGAAAGTTTCTTCGTCTCCACTATCACCTGCCGTTAGATATTTTACATAAAGAGTGTCGCTGCTATTATCTGTCGCTGTTGATACAGCCTTTACCAATGCAATTACACCAGAAGATAAACCAGAAATCTTCTGTCCTACGAGATCACTAATGTCATACTTTTGGTAAACAATTTCTCCGTCAATGCTGACAGCAACTTCAGAAACAGACGATAGTTTTACAAAGTCTAGTCTTTTGTTTAGACCAACCTCGCCAGGGACAACTAGGTCACCCTGCTTAAACTGATACTTACCATAATTCTCAATCTGATTCTGAAGAATAGACTGGATACTATTCAGCTCCCTGCCCTGAATAGGGTAGGAAGGTCTGAATAATACCTTGTAGAAGTCTTTTCTAGAATCGTAGTCGTCAAAATATGGGATAGCGTTAAGATTAGTCTTCTGTGGCATTGTAATATACTACCGTCTGGTTTTGAAAAATATAATAAATCAGAACTCGATGACTAATTTGATATCCTCAATTTGGTCTGCTGCTCTGGTAATTAGTCTTCTGTTCTCTATGTATACGAGATCTCCAGAGTTGTTTTCGATTTCAGGAGTTGCTAGTCCGCTGTTGAAAATAGAACCTACAAGCTCGGTTCCGTTAGCAAGTCCTACTTCCACATTACCCGCAGATCCAGATTGAGATCCTGTGACTGCATTTGCTGCATCACTTTCAAATGCTCTTACAACACCAGTGTCTGTGTGATTTGTAGGAGTCTGGATATACTTAAGAACGCCACTGCCAGGAGTTGAAGGTGTGGGAGTGGGAGATCCAGCATCTAATGTCCAGGAGACAACAGTGCCATATGCAGTACCGCCAGCAACAGTTTGAGAAATCAACTCATCGGGGATGTAATCGCCAGTTGCATTTTGGATCTTGATTGCCTTAAGACCATTCAAAGTATCTGCAGTAGCAAAAGTTGTAGTTCCGAACTCATATGGGTCTTTGATGATACCAATACGACGGAAGTCATTGTCTACAGGGAAATCTCCAGCGTTCTCGATGAAGGTAAGGCGGATGTTTGTCATAACTCTCTTGGAGTTAAGTTCCATCTCGAAGTCGGAACCATGTCCACCTTGTGGCGAAAGAACTGGTTCAACTGCGGGAGTATCAGTTGCAGTGACTGTTTCAGAAACAGTCAATGCAGCGTCCGCAAAAAGACCAATTGCTTCTGTGCTGCCATTTGTTCCAAGGGGAACCCCAGTTACGAATGGAATAGATCCATATGTATAACCAGAACCAGCTTGAACCATAGATACTGCGGTAACCTCACCACCAGCAATAGTAATCTGTGCAACAGCACCCGTACCATCACCCACTACAGGAGCGTAGAAGGTGCCTGCAACTGGAGCCGATAGGGTTCCTTTATTTGGTACAAGAGAAACGTGTACAGCGCCATCTACAGCAGCTGCTTCTGTTGCAGTTCTTGTTGCTTCTCCAGCAGCATTGATGGGCATAAAGTCTGTGGAGAGGAATGCCAGCACATCATCAGTTGGGATGGTGTACATGTACTTCCAGACATAAGAATTATCAGGAGCAGTGAAAATGCCGCCACTATATGAACCAAGTCCAGGTTGTGGATTGGTCTTTGGTTCATGAGCAATATTTACACCAGTTGGTGCATCCTCACTTTCTCCGTTATAAATGCACTTGAATACCTCATATTGCTGATTCATGATGTAGAACTTCGCATTTGCTAAAGAGGTAGCACCTGTAGCGGTTGACTTACCAATCTGACCACCACCCGTAGGGGTAGCAAAGTAATCAGGCTTGTACATGTCAAACTTGGGATTGTTAATCAAATCCCAGTTATAACGTCTAATGACGTGTCTTGCGTAAGAACTAGTAATTCTTTTTGCTGCAATGATATCATCATAGATATCAAACTTCTCGGTTTGATTATCCAGAGGTACAGGAGGAATGTTCTCGGTAGAGAATCTATAAACACCAGTGGTTGCTGATACAAGTTTATTTGCGCTCGTGCTCTGGTTGTAACCCGTTAACGTAGATCCAAGAGCAGGGGCATCAGTAACTAGAGGTCCGATGCTGTTGAGAAGCAACGCATTATCAAGAACTTCTGTGACCGTTGCTTTGAATGTAGCAGCTGCCCAAGAAGCACCTACATATACACCGTCACCAACAGCAAAACTGTCAGCACCGTCTACTGATGAGATTTCTAGGTACGATTCCCATGCTTGGGGTCTACCTACAAAGAAGTACATTCTACTTCTTTCACTGCCAGTATCACTAGAACCCTCTGACAGAGACTCTAGGAACTGCTTCGCATTAAAAATTCTAAATTTTTCCGAGATGATAGCAGCCATTGAAAAAAAGGTACGGGTTGGATTTCTGTGTTATTTATATTTATACCGCTACTTTAAGAAGTTGTAGCGTTGCCGATCGTTCTCAAAATATCTCCAGCAAAGTGATCAACTTCAGTTGTGCCATCAACACCTCTAGTGATACCAGTAAAACGATCAGAAAGTTTGTTGGTGTAGGATATAATTTCTTTACCTAACAATATCTTACCTGATGGTGGGAAGTTGGTAGTATCTGGAATGTAGGCAGTAGTGGCATTAATTAATAAATCTGCATCCAAATAAGATGCAAGTTCTTGCATAGAGGGTATACCAAAATTTAACTCACGACCAGTGGAAGTAATCTTACTATCAGTAATAACAGACTCTGCTTGCCATTCTTCGACACTCTCAAACTCATCATTAAAATAGAATTCTAATTGCTCGATACTAAATCCAGAAACATTAGCATATCCAGTATCAATGTAAAGAGAATCTACAAAATCACTTACCGAAGTACCAGCGATACCATGAGTAAAATGATGTGATGTATCACCCATGGGCATCATATACATATCCAAAACGCCAGTTTGGTAATACTTTGTACATGGGTTACCAAAAGTTTCATAAGAAAGATCTTCAATGATATCATAATCTCTTTCAATTAATGTCTCTTTATGAGATAGATTATTATTAGTAGCAGATCTTTCAATAATAGCTTTTCTCCAGAAGGTAGTATCCTTGATATCAACCACTCCTGGTTCTGGAGTAACGATACAAACCAAGATCTCTTTGAAATCATGAGGTGTTGGAGAAATCATGGTTGTAGTAGATTCAATCAGATTCCAATACCACAAAGGGATATCAGAGATGATTGATACCATTTTTGGACCCTTGACTTCAGCAGGAGCAGCAGATCTTTGTAGCAAGAAAGATGATTCTGCGTAGTTATTACTACGTAAAATATTGTATCCTCTTGCAACAACAACTCTTGGTGCTTTGGTGTAACCAGATCCACCATCAATCAACTTCAGGTCAATAACTTGACCACCATATACCACAACTTCGGCTTTAGCACCACCACCAGCATTATCAACGGGAACAAAGTTTAGAACTGGTGGTGTGTAATACTGATAAGCAGTTGGATTAAGAAGAATACCATTGTTGAAATATTGATCCAAGTCTCTCTTGTTCCAATTAAGACTAGTGACAACGCCATTCTCTAGATTGGCAGTAACTGCCAATCCTTCACCAAATGTATCTTTATTATACGCGCTAACATTAATAGTTGCGTAATATGAGTTGGATACTTGTTTTCCAGGGCGATATTCTTTTGAGCTTGCGTAGAGAGGAACACTGAATACCTCTCTCATTTCGCTTTCGCCATCAATTTGAATCTTATCACCAACTCGTAAGTTAGGATGCTCTCTAATTACAAAACCACGATATTCATAATTATCCGTCAAATCCTGACCAAAAGTAAATGGAATGTAATTACTTTCAACTCTGTTTAAAATTCTTTCACCAGTAATAGATGATGTTAGATAATCAAACGTGAAGGCATCGAAAGTCAAAGTTATGGTATCTTGTCCACCACTAGGATCTTTTCTAGTGAAGTAAACGTCTTCTCCGTCAACAGCATCTACGTTTTGTGATCTCAATGCTAATTTCCAATCATTGCCATTCGACAATCCAATATCGACTACTTCTCCCCATACTCTTTGAACACCATTTACAATTTGATATGCAACTGTTTTATAAGTTGTATTTTGCTTGTACCAAGAATCAAACGCTGCTCTATTGCCAGTTATGGTAACATCAGCTCTATTGAAATATGTATCATCTTCAAAATCAAATAAAGTAATTGTTGGAGCATAATCTTTTCCATAGAAATATAAAATATCCACTTGAGCATTCGTGTATGTTCCATCACCCTGCTCCGCAAATCCAAGAGGTTGTCTAAAAGTAATAGATGGACCATTTATATTGTAAGAACTTCCATCTCTCTGCAGAACACCATCAACAAACACATAAGCATATAGTGGAGTATCAAAATTCTTAACTCTATTATCAACGTCAAGAACTTGGTATGAATTTGTTTTTGTGTTGAATGGAATTAACTTATCATTAATATGGAGTCTTTCGTAAGATCCAATTGAATACCCAAAGAAGTATTCTTCATTCTGGAGTTGATCTGGAACCCCTTCGTAAAGGTCTTGCCAATTTTTAGGTGCCTTTGAAAATACAATTTGATCTGTTTTAGCCGCACTTGCGAATCTACGAATTTCATAAGATCCTTGCTGTAGAACTGCATTTAAATAAATTAAAAAATTCTCATTTTTATCTGACTTAACTATAGAACCATCCTCATAGAACAAATCAAAAATGCGAGTTCTTCCATCAAAATTATTTTTAATATCTTTCAGTTTTCTGATGTAGCGATTATTATCAATTGCACTCCTAAACTCAAAACCTCTAATGTAATATTGTTGTGCTGGGACATCAACAATCTCCCCATCAACATTTTCTTGCCTCTTGCCGAGAGGTGCCTCGTAGAATGTAATTTGATTGCCGTTTACCTTATATGAATAACCAGGATTTTGAGCAACGCCATCTAACAGAACCATAATTGATTCTGCGTTATATGGGGCAAATGCAGTCCCTGTAGCTTTATCTTTAATGGTAAATGTTCTGTTTCCAATCTTCAATCCAGTTGAAGGGTCGTATCTTCCATCAAATGCTGGAGACAATTCAATTTCTCTTACCCTGGTTAAACTTTCATCAAAAGAATCAACCGCAGCAGAACCTCTTCCTCTAACCACTCTAGAATCTTCAACTTTTACTACCGAAGTAGTAATGCTTCTTCTTGTAGCGAAACTAGAAATTGCCGAAGATGGTAAGATGAGGTAAGAAGTTAATTTCTGTGAAACTGGTTGATCCGCATTTAATGCAGTGGAAGCTTCACTCTCCAGGTAGACTTCACCAAACATTTTGAAACCTGCTGGGTGTGTAGTATCTCTTACAGCATTTCTCCAGTCATTAATAGGTGTTCTACTTCTAACAACATACGAATAATCTTGATAGAAGAAAGAATCGGTAACTCTCTGATTTACAGAACTTACTTTTCCTCTATCAGAATTAAATTTGCCTAGAGTCTTAATTCTTGTACTAACAGAAGGAGTGAATTCACTAGAAAGAATAGAATTAATACTAGCAGTGTTTCCTTTTGCCAAACCATAAATTGGGTAATTGATATCAAATACACCATTGATATCCGTCAACCTTAAAATATTAGATCCATTCTTCCATCCACCAGAAGCAACTCTACCACTAGCAGAAACTACGCCATTAATCTTCTGCTCTACTCTTTCCCCATCAGCAAATGCATTTATCTTGAAATTAGAAAGAACGAATACTTTTGGAGATTCATATTTCGACTTGATAGATTCGTCCGTATGATAGAATGATCCATAATTAATAAACTCAACACTAGTAGGAATACCAATGTCATCAGATTTGAAGAATAACTTATTATCAGTCTCAATAATATCAATAATAGGTGTGGTTAGATAGTTTCTGCCAGGATTTGTGATCTTAATAGCAGTTATGATACCACCATCTTCCTGAACCTCTAATTCTAAACCAGTTCCATCACCAGAAGCGACAACAGCCTGTGGTTTAGAATATTGCTGACCAGCAAACTCAATATCAACAGATGTGATAGAGTTTGTTGACGCATCTCTAACTGCTTTTACTTCTGCTCTATATCCAACAGCAGGTACAACACCCTTGATAGTTGGTAGTGATTCATAATTCTCACCAAGGTTAGACAATGAGATAGCAGCGATCTTTCCAACAGATCTACCTGTATATCTAATATCTCCAGTACCATCATACTGTGGTTGAGATTCGATACCATATACAAACTTGGTGTCAGTTGTAAATACAACATTCTTTACACCAGCAAGAGGATCATCAACAACCCGCAAATAAGATCCATCAGTATCAGTATCAGAACTTGTCAAGAAGTAATAGTAAGTGGTGAAGTTAACTTCTTTACGCTTAACATCACCAATATTTGCTCCATAACCAAGACGAATTCTGACAAATGCACCTGGATTGCCAGGTTCTGCCACTCCTACTTCTTTCTCTTCTGTAAATACATTGTAATTAGCACTAGTAGATACATCTAGATAAGAACCAAGCATTGAAGGATGGCTTGTGTCAAATCTATAGAAATAATACTTTTGAATATCAACAACAGGGTTTGTTTCAAAGTTACTCTGATCTAAAGAGAACAACAACTTATCAGAAGGTTCTTTGACACTAGATACAGCAACAATTTTCTCTGGGGTACTGTGATCAGCAAATGATGATACAGTAGTTAACTCTCTTGGAGTGAATGCATTGTATCCATAGTTGACAATCAATAGATGTGTTTCTGGGTCATAAGAAACCACATAGGGATCATTGACATCTGTTCCAAAGATTTGATCACCAGGAACAAATCTATATCTTGGTTTATAGGTTGTCAGTTTAGATGCTGCTAAATGATTTACGGGAGTGGTTCCCTCTATGCCCCTTTCAATCGTTAGTTTCTTATTGAGTTTATCAATAGCAGTAATTTTGATAACTTCACTGCCAACCTGCAGCATGTCATCTACTGATAAAGAGAATACGTTATCAACTTTAATCTCGGTTCTTTGTAGTCCCAGACCAACAGCATTTACAGAAACAAGTGGAATTGCCGTGCTTGGCGCTGGATAAACCGTAATTGTACCAACAGCTTCTGGGTGAGAGACACAGACATAATAATATGTACCTGGAGAAGTTGGAGTAAATGTGATCGTTTGGGCAGGATCACCTTCACCAATCAAAACACCATTATTAGTCACACCAGATGCTTCGGTATACTCTTCCATCTTCAGAGCAACACCATCATCTTTCAATCCAGTTACATATCCAGAGTTGACAATGTAAACAGGATGTGATGGAATAGCATCCATAGTCCATGTAGATCCTACACGAATCTCGTAATCAGGATTTTCTTCGCCAGCAACATCAAATCTAAATTGTGGTTCTGGAGCACCTGTTGCTGTGTCTTCCTGAATTTCTAAAATAGCATATCCCTCAACAGTTGCTGTTGTCGTTAAATCGTAGGGAGTATTGTTGAAGTATTGGAACCTGTTGTTGTCAGGATCAGCAGCAACATAAATGTATTCATATCCTTCGCTATCAACGAATACTTCACCTGTAGATGGCAATGCCGCTTCTACGCCCGCATAATCAGCCGCATCAACAACGAAATATAGAACGCCATATTGATCAACTATTTCTTCATTGATGTATACCATTGTAGGATCAATGCTCACATTCAAGTCTGTTGGATCCGCTTTATCCATTCCCGAGACTGTGAGAATATCGTCGGTATTGTACCCAGAACCACCATCGGTGATAACAATAGAAGTAATCTGACCACTACCATCAAAGTTATCATCCGAAACTGTTACAGTTGCTCTTGCATTTACGATATCATCTCTTTGATTTGTAAAATCACTCAATACGAGCTCTACATTTTGAAATTCTCCAGATACGTAGTCTCTACCTAGACCAACCATCGTATATGAACCGACACCAGTATCATCAACTTTTCCGTTATATACGCGAGGAATCAGAGTAAGTTCTTGAAATCTCTTTTTAGAAACATAATACGTTGTTTCTGTAGTTGCTTCATCGGGATCGATCTGAATATCAACAACATCACCTTCTGCAAAATCATGACGACCGCTAGTTTCTGCAATAGCAACTTCGGTGTTGACGCTACTAATGGTAACACCAGAACTTAAGTTATTAATTACAACAATTTCTGTACCAGTAGTATTAGCAAGATCACTACTCTTTAGAATAGTTTCTCCTTCTGCATAATCTAGGTAATCTTCAAAATCACCACTGTTTACTTTGATACGAACCGAGTTAGAATCAATAGTTCCTGAAAGAATAGTGCCACTAGCAATAACATTGGTTGGATCGTCAAAAAATACTAACTCTAGAGTAGCATCTTTAGTATAAGTGCTGTTCTTGCTTAAGAGTAGATTTAGAACAGTGGTAGTAGACTCTACAGGTTGACCCACAACAAAGTCACCGCTAATAGCTCTCAACACAAAAGAAGTCTCTTCAATGATATCGCGAATGAGCTCTCCAGATGCTCCTGTGGATGGTTGAGTAATAATATCACCAGCGAAAGAATATAATGGTTGTACTGATGTCAATGATGATGCTTTGGTTTCTCTAGATTCAAGAGAAGTGACTGGCTTACCGAAAGTAGATGAAACAACTCCTGCTGCTCCAAATCCACCAGTTCCAGAATCGTCAACATAAACTTTAGAACCAATTGTGAAAGTTGGTTGAGAATCTTCTACAGTGACTCCAGAAACAGATCCTCTTGATACGGAATTTACAAATGCAATTTCAGATTTTCCATTCTTTAATGTTCCAGGAATGAATAGTCTTTTTGCATTCTTTGGAATTGCAATCTGTGTAACATCAGACTGATAATTTGATTTTACTGGAAGTGAATAGAAGTTGTCACCTAGGATATATGGGAATACTGGTGTTCCTGCAGCATCAATAGTTGTAAAATACGCATACACACCATTTGGATATTCTGGGGTGACGCAGAATCTTCCATTGTTAACATCTAATCTAGTTTTACCAGTATCTACTGTAGGAGTCCACTCATAGTCATCAATAAATGTTCCCATAGCGTAAGGAGCATCTACAGGACCATTTGTTCTTGTGGTTTTTAAAGAATATCCACTTTCCATTCTGACAATACTAGAAGTGCTGTCTAATGGGTTTGAAAATGCATATGGACCATAAATGGGATTGCCATCATAGGCAAACCCCAAAATGGGTGAATGAACTTTGGTGCCTGCTGTTTCTGTAAGCAGTAATCCGACAAGGTTATCATTAAGTCTATTTCTCAATCTACGGGGACTTGAGATTACACCATAGTAATTTTTTTGCTTATTGTCACTTTGTACTACTAATCCACCATTAGTGTCAAGAGTAGCACCGAAATGTCTATTTTTGACCCACTCTTTAATTTGTGCTGTAGCCGATGCAGAATTTGAATTAGCATCGGGAATAACAGTAACAACTACATTCTCTTGAGTGTAGAACTTACCACCAGCAACTTTTACAACATCAGCAATTTGACCTTCGCTAGTTAGTTCTGCAACATATTCAGCAAACCTACCTCTACCGTTTCTATCACTAATTTGAATGATAGGAGGAGCAGAGTAGTATTCGCCTGGGTTTACAATACGAATGCTGCTGATCTCACCAGAAGTTACAACCGCTGATAAAACTGCATTTCTACCACTAACAATCTCTACAGTCGGAGGAGTTACGAAATTTTCTGTGGTAGTAGCAGATATAGCAGTTACAGTATCTCCAGAAAGAACAGCACCCGCTTTTCCTGGTTCTCCGTTGATAAGAACAAATGGTGGTTTTTGATAACCAGATCCTCTACTGGTGATAGTAAATCCAGTGATAGGACCATACTCAATCAGATCCTCTGATTTATACCCAAACGCTACAGTTCCATCTACAAAGACACCAATATCTCTACGGGGAGTCTTATATACCTCTGTAGTAGTAGAAATTTGCTTTGGAATAAGCTTTAGGAGTTCTGGATCTGATAGAGGATCAGATACTGTACCAGTTAGAATTGATGTTGATGGATATGAAGATGTAGCAACATAATAGAGGTCATCATCTTCATAGATTGCACCAACATCAGCAAGAACAGGTTGAAGAGAAAGACCTGTTTGTGGATCTGATGGAACTGATGGAGAAGACCCTACGGTATTAATTTTCCATCTGTAATTATTTGATGATTGATCGTAAAGAATAGGATCTGATGATTCGAATCCAGGTTTTGATGCTGTAATCTTATCGCCAACCATATTATAGGGGCTTACAGTTCCTACAGACAGATTGTTTAAAATTCCGTAGATCAATAGAGTTACAACACCATCTGGAGTAACTGCTTTTGCGGTTGAATAACTAGTGACTAAATCTCCTACGCCATGAGTTCTTGTGATAGTGCCGCGCTGCTTAATTACAAACTGTCTGGCATTCTTTCCTTCATACTTAATTACTTCGCCATTGATAACAATAACACCATTACGGTCGCTCCATCCAAAAGTAGAGTCAACCGTGATAGTATCACCTGTTGTTAGAGCAGGAGCAATAGATCTAGTGAGAACTGTCTTCTGTGGTACAACAAAGTCCGAGTTTACTGAAGTTGGATTTACAATGAGGTTATACAGTTGCTTTTCGTCATCAGAGTCAACAGAATAAAAGTTTTCCACAGATGCAGAAGCATAATCCAAAGCAACATTGTTGTCGCCTTGTTGGACAATAGTCTGTCCAGTCAACCAATTAATATCTCCAGATAAAATTTCTGCCTGCACTGCAAATTGAGAGTCCCAATCTGATGTGGAAGCTTTTAAAGTGCTATTTTTGGGGAAGTATGTAGTAGGAACATCATCAGCACTCTTTGATACGATAGTGTTGAAGATAAAACGAATAGATTTGTCGGTTCCCTTTACCTTGTAGAAATTGCTGATATTCTTAATCAGTGTTCTCTTGTCTACGTTTTCTTTCAGGTAATCCTGTGGAAAAGACTCTAGATATTGCTTTTCGAACGATTTTACAATCGCATACAAAAATAGATTACTTAAATTGTCAACAGACACACCAGATTGGTGTGATGCTGATTCCGAAGATACAAACTTGGATGAAGAATAGAGGTCACCAAGTTCAGTAGTTCCACTGACACCTCGGGAAACTTCTAGAAATTCTGTTTGAGTTCTTTCTTTGTAGAAACAAATCTCTTCGCCAATTTTGATGTATCCATTTCTTTCTGGAAAAGATGATGCATCCTCTACAATAATAGTAGTAGCAGTAGAGTTTAGATAAGTTGACAACGTTGTCCTTTCTTGAAGAAGGTTCTTCTCATAGTTGTCAATATCATGATATGTAGTTAAATTGGTAATAATATCCAGAGGATTACCAGGAGACTCCAAGTGCTCATAGTAATTCTCAAGAACTTTTTGGAAGTTCTCGTATTGAGCTACGATAAAACCTGGCAGTTGATCTTCAATGAGCGAAGAGATCTGTGTATTCATCTAATTACTCTGGGTATACCGTGAACTTGCTGCTGGTGATGTCTACATCTAGATATAGACTTCTTTCTGCAATAACGTCGTTTTTCGCAGGCTGTACTCTAACCTGAATTCTATTGTCGAAGAAACTACCAGAAATGATAGTTACATCATACAGTTTGATTTCACCCTCTACATAATCAACTGTTCCTAGATCGTCCTTGAGGACAATCTTTTTGCCAGTTGAGGGGTCCAGTCTATATAGGACAATTTTTCCGTCTCTATCTTCGAAGTAGACGACATAGTTGGGATATTCAGTTACCTTGAACCCAGTGCTCTGAATTACTGGTCCATCACAAGAATCTGCAAATTCATTCTGGAAACACAACTCATAATAGAATGTGGAGTTAAGTGCTGGATAAAAATCTTTTCTTAATGTAATTGTAGTGGTGTTTGAGTTGATCGAAGGATCTGTCTCGTCAATTACACCAACATACTTACTGTATCTGAACTTACCATTGAACTTCTCGGTTCCTGACAGTTGAGTATACTCATCAACCGCAGAGATAACCTTTGCGCGGATCTCTTCGGGGAACTGGGTAGTTCTCTTCGTGTTGTAGTAGATCTTACTATCAATCTCGATATAAACAACAGATGCATCCAGAATCTCTGGTGTAACCGACGCAACAGAGTAATCGCGCAATCCATCAATAATCTGCTGCTTTGTAAAGGTAGAAAGAGTGGAACCACTGTTTGGTTTGATGATAATCTTTACCTTACCATATTCTGGGTATCTCTCTTCTTCACCACCATATACGATGATATCAGATACTGCTGGATAGATCTTTCTGACAATCGCTGCATAATCAGCAGCCGTTACCGCTCTGTTCTGTGTTGCATATAGTTTAGGAGCATTGAATCGAATCTTGTCAATAGACTCGATAGCAGCACCCCCAGAGGCGCTAGAAACGGTCTCTACGTTTGAGATAGTGACTGGGTAGGTTTGATTGCTATCGTCCACCAGATTGCCAGCAAACGTGAACTGGGACGCTCCATTAGTTGCTGTGCCATTGGTGGTGAGGTAAGATACCTCAACAACTTCTTGGTTATCTAAAGCTCTACCAATTACACTATCACCAAAGAACAGTTCATACTGCTCATCGAGAGTCTCATCAACATAAAAGATATTGTCTTCAGATGCAACATCAATAATTGTATCGATCTGATTGTAATAAACAAACGAAGATGATGTAGGAGAATCAAAAACCTTGACACGAATCGTGCTAGTGTCTGCTTTTGGGTTAGCAAGCATGAATCTCTGCTTACTAATGCTTGTATCTACAACAAAGCGATTAGTAATCAGTGTTCCCTCAAATAGCGAGACATTAGTGAAGAATGCTTCATTGTTAGCAACAGGAACCTTGATATCATCGACAGCAACAAAACGATACAGCTTGTCGTCAAAGGTGGTAATAAATCCTGTGCCTTTCTGTAAAATAATGTTAGAAGGTGCTGTACCAGGAAAACTTACCTTAAAGTTTAATACGGCTTCTGGTGCAACAACCGACTTGGGTTTGTACCCTAATTGCTTCGCTAACGTGATTACATTGTCACGTAGAGTAGCAGAATCAAGAAATAGTTCATTCACCACCATATTGGTGTTGAATGCTGTGTAATACGTGTTATATGCTAATACATCAAGAAGGTTTGCCCATGCAGAACCTTCGAAGTCAAAGTCAGTAAAATCAGTCTGCGCTCTCAAGTATTCCTTGAGCGCAGTCTTAATATCATTAAAGTCTAGATTACTAACCTGAACGTAATTCATTATTGAGTTCTCTGCAAGAGGAAGTTAATTTGTAATGGTGCAGCGTCTTCGCGACCACGAATATCAAATTCAAAATTAACGTCAAAAGCATTCTCATCATAATTAGGTTCTACTGTCAGACTAACAACCTGAACCCTAGGTTCGTATCTACGAACAGTATCGTTAATTTCATTCTTAATCAGTGCTGCAACACCGAAGTCAAGAGGTTCGAACAATAGTCTAGAAAGTCTTGATCCTATCTGGGGTTGAAAGGGTCGCTCCCCAGGAACAGTCAACAACAAATTCACAATCGATTGCTTGATAGCAGCATCTTCTTTTGATACTTGCAAATCGCCAGTAATCGGGTGTGGCTTGAAGTTAATCTTTAAATCCTTAAAAGGAGCGAAATCGGGCACAACAACACAATTTTATTTTTATTTATAGGGTCATTCGTGCCATCTCTCAACAAAGTCATCAAAACCATGAGCACCACCACAAGGTCTTGAATAACGATCTTCTGGGATCTGATATTCAGTTTTCTTTAGATACTTATCGGATGCTACCTCGGTAATCAGAGTCATTCCTGATGCAATAAAATCTTTACTTTTATCAGTTGGTGAATTACCCATGAAAAAACCTCTCTAAAGTCTACAAACGTAGAACTTTTAGAGAGGTTGCTATCTCACTCGTATTTATTTGCCTTGACCGCGATACTTCTTACGTGCCTTGTTTCGTGAAGTCGCAGCATACTTGGTATTCTTACCCATTCCTTGACGAGTGCTCTTGGGCTTCGACTCGATCATCTTGCCGCCCATCAATCCAACTTTTGCTCTTGCCATAGTCCTTATCTGTTGACCTTGATATTATACCACAAAACTCATCCACCCGCAATCACAGAGTGGGATCCTTGTGCCATTACAGCACCACCAGATAACAAGTCACCAATTCTCATTGAATTCTTCTTATTGACAAATACTGTCAAAGAACCCTTGACGCACTTATCTGGATGAGGTGGCTTTGTGCCACAGGTATGAATAGAAGTAACGTCTCCTACTTTCACTGCTGGAAGCAAGTTGATCATTACATTGGCAGATCCTGTGACTACAGGAACAGGAAACCAACAATCATGCCCGCTCTCAAAATCCGCAATTCTTGACATTCCACCGCCTGCTGCCATTAGAATTTTGCCTCCTCGCCAGGTAATGCCGCCTTTTGTTTATTTATGCGGTACTGAATGCGCTTTGCATGAGGAATCCAGTTATTATCTACATCCATGTACGCTTGGAAGTACCAAGTATACGGAGGACATGTAGAAGTTACGGTAATTACATAGAAGAAGCGCAGCGTCACGATTTGAGAAGGCTTCATCGACCACATATAACTACTATTTGCCGCAGCAGTCTGCACCGATTTAGATCCTACGGTTTGTGCAGCACCTGGAAGTACCTCGTTTTGACTGATGGGCAGAGTTCCGCTCCCTGGTATATTCTTTTCCACAGTAACCGCTTTATCCCTCGGAAACGCTGGAGAAGTAATAGTACCAATACCACCAGTTCTTGAAGTACCTCGGAGATTATCTTTAGTGCTCGGAGTTTCTGCACCAGTATACAATTCACTGAAACCAGCATCCCCATCCCACAAATACTTCTCCGAAACATACCCTGACAGGGCAATCGGGAGAGCAAGTGTTGGGCTACCTGGGATAACTGGTCCAATACCAAAGTAATTTACATTCGGTTCTCGGAATACACCATGATTCATCTCTGGGATATTCCCAGGTCCCCTGGTTACCAAGACTGACACCCCAGGACCGTTGAAAGGCGTCCCTGTGCCAGGATCGATACGAACACCCGTGATTAACTCTGGAGACGGTTGTAAGGGGGAGAACGGGGTGCCTCCAGGGCATATTAGATTACCCTGTGCCGTGATCGTGACAGGTTGGATAAATTCGTAGATATTCAGATTAACACTGGCTCGTGGGATCTCAAATAGTGAAGGTCCTGGAGATGGGAAAATCTGCCACATCCCTCCAACTTGAGTAAATCCAGGTCCAGGTATGAGTATTGCCATTACTTCTCTAATACTCGCAATCTTTTATCTACATCATCCAAGTAATCTGTTATCTTCTCATGCTTGCTTGCACCAGGGCGTCTATACATGAAGCTTGGAGATTTTAGACGCTCTACTTCATTCTTCAATGCTTGAATCTCCTGGAAGGCTATCTCTAGCACTTGCTCCAGGTTCATTTGCGATTTCTTTGAGGAGTTCGAATCTTTCATCTGATCTATCTGCATTCTTAAAGTTCTCGGCGGCACGTTTCTCAAATTGCTCACAGAAGTCGTCAAACTCATTGAGGACTTCTGCTTGCTTATTCAGATATCCATCGTAGTCTTTCATTTCTTGTATGGAGGTAGTATTGCAAATATCATATCCCATAATGTGTTTAGAATCCACTCGGGTATTTCAAATATGATATCGATAATATCTTTCTCTTTCCGAGTAGGTGGGATATATGTATATTTATCGGAGACCTTCGGTTCTTTTCGTGTTTTTGTACTACTAGGCGCTTGTCGCCTCCTTGCAGTATCTCGACGTACTCGACTTCTCTGGCGTTTTTCTTCCTGGAGAATTTTTTTGACTTGGACATTATGCCGATGGCGATTTGTAACACCTGAAAGCCTTGAACCTCTTCTCATATCTCGGAAATTTTTTATATACGGGTTTGCTGGATTTTTGAATTTCGCTGAAATATTTAACTCGCTTGGGTAACACTTTGTAGGTTAGAAAGACGGTACTTTTTTCGCTCGGCGGCCCACATATACAAAAAAGGGGGCAAATTACCTGCCCCCTGTGATTACATAGCGTTCACACAGTTGTTCACCCAATCTGCGAAATCTTGCATGACTCGCTGATCCAATGGATCGCATGATTTGTAGATGGGATTGTTACTATCACGTTGCTTGGTTTGATTAACAATGAACGTTTGAAATTCGCATTCATCTTTAAACCAATCGTATGTCTCTTCTTTTACATCGAACTGACCAGTAAATACGGCAGCGGGTACATTAGGGTACACACGGCGGATCTTATCGAATTCGCTACATGCACGGTCCAGCATAGATGAATCGAGATAAGTCTTGCACTCGATAACACAAACTAGTTCGCCGTCCTTGTATACATGCAGGTCAACTTGCACCTTCTTATAGTGATGCCCTCCCTTGGATTCGATCATGATGTAGTCATTATGCTTGACCACAAGTGTAGGGTCTACACTATACACAATGCCCTGTGCAATGTCCTCGTAGAGTTTACCCACAGTGCCCCTCATCTTGCCGCCTGCGTTAAGAGTATTTGTGTACTGCTCATGCAGCGGGGCTACGCTGTGGGCGTAGTGGTCGATGATGGATTGAAAGCGGGTCACGGTGGCAGTCATGGTGTTGTGTCGTTGGTGGTATTGTAGCACGGGTGGGGGTCAGACCCCGAA